CTGGACCGACGAGAAATGGCGCGATCTCGAGGATCAACTCGGGGCGGCGCCGACGACGGTGGATGCGGCGGGGCGGGTCAACCGGCCGCAAGCCGCACCCCATGGAAAACGGCAGTCGGACTGGATTGGCCGACGCGGAGGATGGTTTTGACATGGCAGACTGGACGGAAACCGAACTCGCAGCCCTGCGCCGGGCCTATGCCAGCGGCACGACCCGGGTCAGCTATGACGGCAAATCCGTCGACTATGGCTCGGCTGAGGATCTGCTGGGCCGCATCAGGACCATCGAACGCGCCATCGCGGGGACGACCCGGCCGCTGCCTGTGGCCGGGGTAGCGGGCTTCTCCCGAGGGGATCGCTGATGCCCGCGAACTGGATGGACCATGCCATCGCCTCGTTCGCCCCGCGCGCAGCCGCCCGGCGCGTGTTGGCTCGGCAGGCCTTCGAGACCCTGACGCGGGGATATGACGGCGCGTCCAAGGGGCGGCGGACGGACGGGTGGCGGGCACCGGGATCTTCGGCCGACACCGAAATCGGCGTCGCCGGGGCGCTGCTGCGCGACCGGATGCGCGACCTTGTTCGCAACAACCCGCATGCGGCGAAGGCGGTGGCGGTGCTGGTGAACAACATCGTCGGTTCGGGCATCATGCCCCGGGCCGCCAGCGGCGACGACAAGCTGGACCGAAAGGTCGATGCGCTGTTTGAACGCTGGACGGCGGATTGCGATGCGGACGGCCAGCTGGATTTCTACGGGCTGCAGACGCTGATCTGCCGCGAGATGGTCGAGGCGGGCGAGGTGCTGGTGCGGCGCAGGCTGCGGCGCTCGTCGGATGGTTTGCCGGTGCCGCTGCAATTGCAGGTGCTGGAGGCCGACTTCCTCGACGCGACCAAGTCCAGCAACGTCGGAGCGGGCCGCATCGTACAGGGCATCGAGTTCGACCCGGTGGGCAAACGCCGCGCCTATTGGCTGCACCCGCAACACCCCGGCGATGCCCATGGTGCCTTGCGCGGTGGGCTCGACAGTCGCCCGGTTCCCGCAACCGAGATAGCCCATGTCTATGAAAAGCAGCGCACGCAGGCGCGTGGCGTGCCCTGGGGCGCGCCGGTGATCCGGTCCTTGCGCGATCTCGACGACTACGAGGTGGCGGAACTGGTTCGCAAGAAGACCGAGGCCTGCGTCACCGCCATCGTCTTCGGCGATGATGAATCCCAACAGGGCATCGCACCCACTGTGGTCGATGCTGATGGTAACCGGGTAGAGCAGTTCGAGCCGGGCCTCATCGCCTATGCCCGAGGCGGCAAGGACATCCGCTTCAACCAGCCCTCGGCCACCGGCGGCTATGGCGAATACAAGCGGGCCAGCCTGCACACGATCTCGGCCGGGTTCCGGGTGCCCTATGAGTTGCTGACCGGCGATCTCAGCCAGGTCAATTATTCCTCGATCCGGGCGGGGCTGGTCGAGTTCCGCCGCCAGATCGATGCGGTGCAATGGCAGTTGTTCATCCCGATGTTCTGCGCGCCGGTGTGGCGCTGGTTCACCGAAGCGGCATGGGCAGCGGGCCAGATCCCGACACCGGACGTGCCGGTCGAATGGTCGCCGCCGAAGTTCGAAGCGGTCGATCCGCAGAAGGACGCGATGGCGAACCTGTTGTCGATCCGGTCCGGAACCATGACGCTGGCAGAAGTGATCGCCCGACAAGGCCGCAACCCCGACGCGGTGCTGGCCGAAATCGCCGCCACCAATGCCAAGCTCGACGCCCTCGGCCTTGTCCTCGACAGCGACCCGCGCCGCGTCACGAAAACCGGTAGCGCCCAGACCAGCGACCCCGCCAGCGATCCGGCCGCCGACCCCGAAAACGATGCGGCGCAACCCGACGCCGCCCAGCAGGACTGACCCCATGGACACGATGATCGAACTGCCGGCCATGCGCCGGACGGCGGAGCTTGCGCCGAACACGGCCGATGCGCAGGCCCGCACCGTCGAGGTGGTCTGGTCGGCCGGGGCCCGCGTCCGCCGCGCCAGCTTCTTCGGAGAACCTTACGATGAGGAACTGAGCCTCGATCCCTCCCATGTCCGGCTGGAACGGCTGAACGCGGGCGCGCCTTTCCTGAAGGTGCACGAATTGGGGGCGCTGGACGCCGTCATCGGCTCCGTCGTGCCCGGCTCTGCCCACCTCGAGAACGGCCGTGGAATCGCACTGGTCCGCATCTCGGAACGCGACGATGTCGAACCGATCTGGCGCGACATTCAGGCCGGACACATCCGGGCGGTGTCCATCGGCTACCAGGTCCACCGCTTTGAGGTCTCCAAGCCCGATGGCGGCCGCGAGTTGTGGCGCGCGGTCGACTGGACGCCCTTCGAGGTCTCCGCCGTGCCGGTCGGGGCCGATCCCGCGGCAGGCTTCCGCACCCAGCAATCCCTTCACGACTGCGTCCTTCATCGCCGGGACGCTTCCCAAACCCGACAAGGAGCATCCCCGATGACCGACCCGACCCAGACCCCGGCCGCAGCGGCCGCCGAACCCCATGCGACCGAGGAGACCCAGATGTCCACCCCCACCAATCCCGCTGCCGAACCGCAGGCGCGCGCCGTCGAGACGCGCGCGCTGCCGCAGGCCGCGCCGACGACCCCGCCCGACACCGAAGCCATCGCCTCCAAGGCGCGCGAGGGTGAGCGCGACCGCGTCTCCACCATCTACGATCTGGCGGGTCGCCTGAACCTCGAGCGCGGCTTTGCCGAGGATCTGGTGAAACGCGGTGTCACCGTCGATGAATCCCGCCGCCTGATCCTCGATCAGGTTGCCGCCAGGTCGGACGAGACTCGCACCTTTCCGCATGTCTCGATCCCGCTCGGCGGCCGGGATGAACGCGTGACCCGCCGCGACGCCGTGGCCAATGCGCTGCTGCATCGCTACAGCCCGACGCTGTTCCAGCTGGACGACTCTGCCCGCCAGTACCGCGGCATGTCGCTTCTGGAACTGGCCCGCGAAAGCCTGACCAATGCCGGGGTCAACACGCGCGGCCTGTCGCGCGACGAGGTGGCGACGCGTTCGCTGCATTCGACTTCCGATTTCCCCGAAATCCTGTCAGCCGTCACCAACAAGACCCTGCGACAGGCCTATGAGACCTATCCCCGCACCTTCATGCTGTTCTGCCGCCAGGTGCTCGCCACCGACTTCAAGGCGATGAACCGGGTGCAACTCGGCGAAGCGCCCCAGCTCCTGGAGGTCGGCGAAAGCGGCGAGTTCAAGCGCGGGACGCTCGGCGAAAGCAAGGAGAGCTACAAGGTCAAGACCTATGGCCGGGTGGTGGCGATCACACGCCAGACGCTGATCAACGACGATCTGGATGCCTTCACCCGGATCCCGGCGATGTACGGCAACTCCATCGCCCAACTGGAGTCGGACGTCGTCTGGGGCATCATCACCGCCAACCCGGCGATGGCCGACGGCAACGCGCTGTTCCATACCACCCACAAGAACCTGGCCGCGACCGGCACGGCGCTGGCCGTCGATGCGGTGGGGGCAGCCCGGGCGGCGATGGCGCTGCAGACCGGCTTCGACAAGAAGACCGTGCTGAACATCCGCCCCGCCTTCCTGATCGTGCCCGCCGCCCTCGAACTGAAAGCCGAGCAGCTGGTGGCGCAGAACCTCGTGCCCGCCACGCCCGCCACCGTCGTGCCGCAGTCGATCCGGACGCTCAGCCCGATCAGCGAGCCCCGGCTCGATGCTGCCAGCGCCACCGCCTGGTATCTGGCGGCTTCCCCCAACCAGATCGACACCATCGAATATGCCTATCTGGAGGGTCAGCAGGGTGCCTATATCGAGACCCGCAACGGCTTCGACGTCGACGGGGTGGAGATCAAGTGTCGCCTCGACTTCGGAGCCAAGGCCATCGACTGGCGCGGTCTCTACAGAAATCCCGGCGCATAACCTGCGCCAAATGTTGAAACCCGACACGCGGGCGGTCCTGACGGGCCGCCCTTCGTCTTACCAAAAGGATCACCCCGATGAAAAACTACGTCCAGCCCGGCAAGACCATCACCCTGACTGCGCCCTATGCCGTCACTTCCGGCGATGGCCTTCTCGTGGGCTCAGTCTTCGGCGTCGCCGCTGGTACCGCCGCCCTCAGCGAAGCGGTCGAAACCGCGCTCGTCGGCGTCTATGATCTGAAGAAGGTCGCCTCGCAGGCTTGGGCCCCAGGCGACAGGATCTATTGGGACAACACCGCCAGGCAGACGACCAAGACCCTGACCGCGAACACGCTGATCGGTGTGGCGACTGAGGC